CGTAACCTTGCCCATAAAACCCGTCCTCTCTCAGGTCGGATTATAGCTTATCGTCCTGTCCGAAAAATGGGGACCGCCTCTCCGTGTCGGCTTCTTGGTAATCGTCAGGTCACATCGCGCCCGATCCTGCAAAGATTGCGTCGCATGAGGGGAGATGTATCCCCAAGCCTTCATTTCACTCATCTCAAACACTCCCCGGCCGCATACCGGCCGCAATATAGAATAGGAACACGAGGACCAGCGCCTCGCAGAATTTTGGGGTCAAGTCAGTCACGCTGGAATCTCCAGCCGTGCCCGGTGATCCCGTCGTGAAACCACACGGACAGCGAGCGCAGAGCGTGATCGATCCAGGCGAGGATCGGGTGCGGGGTCATCTCAGTATCCAATCGACACATGAGGAACGGCGCCCTTCAGGATCGCGCCAATGATCGCTTTTCCGAGGTCTTCGGATGCGCCTGCACTCATCAGAGCCGCCAGCACTTCGCGATTGATCTTCCCGCGATGCGCCGTGTTCTCTGCTCGGCGCTTGTCCTCGGCCTCTTTCGCGGCCTGTTCGTCCGCCACGCGCTGACGTTCGCGCTCGATTGCGGCTTCTTGTTCTCGCTTGGCCTGTTCTTCGGCAGCTAGTTTTTCAGCTTCGACGCGACGAGCGTTTTCCTCGGCTTCACGGCGCATCTTTGCAATGCGCTCAGCGGCTTCTCGCTCCTTGCGTGCAGCTTCCTCTCGTTCCCACTCCAGAGCCTCAGCGACGGCCTTACGCTCGCGTTCAGCCTTTTCTTCAGCATCCTTTCGCGCCTGCTCGGCAGCGGCCCGTGCAATCTCGGCATCGCGGATCTTCTGCGCTTCAATCGTGGCAAGGCGCTCTTCTTCAGCCTTAATCGCCGCCAGTCGCTCAGCTTCGATCCGGTCGGCTTCGGCCTTCTCCGCAATGATGATCGCGGCTTTGAGCGCATTGGCTGTCTGCTGTACGGTGAAATCGGCGCGAGCGGAGAACTCCTGGAAGTCATAGGCCTTCAGGCGATCCACTTCTTCGACGCTCGCCTTCAACGTCTCAATATCGAGCCCCTCAAGCCGCTGCCCCAGAAGCTCGATCTTCGCAATCTGGTCGCGGATACCATCAACCCGCGCCTTCTCTCGTGCATCGTATTCGTCTGCCGGCTTACGGACCTCATCTCGCAGCGCATCCAGACGGTTCGTGATGACGCGGCGGTCTGCATCCACGCGCTTTACCAGTTCCATAGCATCGGCTTTGACCTGTTTGCCCATGTCATCAAGTGCCGTCTTCGACCGGGCAACTTGATAAGCAACAGACTTGATGTGCTTCCGGCCCTTCTCCGTCGTCGGATCAAGCGTCATTGCGCGAACGTCATTTTCAAGACGAGACACGATATCCTCGACACCATTCTGTGTCTGGAAAACAGCAACAGGCGTCAGGGCTTCCAAAATTGAAAGTGCGGTTTCAGTGCCCATCACGCGCTCCAGTTCTCAGCATTCAGCAGGCCGCACTCGCGGCGGATTTCGTTGTCGTCGTGGCGGAGGTCGGAGAGGCATGGCAGGGCCGCCGCGCGCTCGATCCGCTCTATGAGGAAGGACCGCGCAATCACGTCGCTCAGGTCCTCGTTGATCTCGCGGGGGTGGGTCATGCCACCTCTCCCATGATTGCGGCTTTGGATGCTTTATCGAGACGGGCGAAACGCTCACGTTCAAATGCAATCCAGTCGGGGTTCAGGTCGGCACGTCGAATGCTCCCGCGAGCAAGGAAACCGCGCACCGTAACCAGGCTCATGTTTTTCAGTGCCGCCGAGTGCATCGGCCTTGAGCCATAGAAAAACCACTTGTGGCTCTCTGCGATCTCCAAAAGCGCTTCTCCGCTCAGGGCTAATGCTTCTCCGGGCAGGAACTTACGGGGCTTGGGCGCCTTAGGCGTTTTCCACTTCATGCCGGCATCTCCTCGGCCGGGACTTCTGCGTTGGCGTCGGCCTGCTGGCGTTCAGCCTCATGCAGCGCGCCGTAGCGATCTGCGAACAGGTCGGTGACATCGGCCAGAACCTGCTCAGAGACCGGGCGACCTGCGTCGCGAGCCTTGGCCTGTGTCTGCTCCCACTTCTTTTCGAGGGCGAGAACGCAACCCGTGTCAGAGCAGGCCTTGAGGCGGTTCGTGAAGAACTCGACGTAATTGACCGGGCGTTCTTCTTGGATCTGCTGGCGCTTGGGCGTCACATCGGCCGGTCCCTGATTGGAAACGCTCTTGCGGAAGTCGTCCTGCGGAATGTCTCCAGCTTCCTCAGCCGTGATCAGACCACGCAGCACGTCCGGGAAAGCATCACGAAGAGCGAAGCCACGGGCGCGCATCTGGAGCATGCGCTTCGGGTACTGCTTCCACGGTCCCTGTTTGGCCCACAGGGCGGCGTCTTTCGCATCCTGCACACTGAACCGGGCTTCAACTGGGGATTTTCCTTTACGCTTGGCGACACAGATGGCCGTCATCTTGTCCCCATCGCCCTCCAGCGTCTCCACCACGTCATCACAGACCGGGGATGCCTTCACGAGGCCAAGCAGAGCATCGCCCCAGACGCTCGGGCGTCCATTGATAACTGCGATATTTTGCATGGACTGCATCGGCGCCAGGCCAAGCTCGGACCCCATCTGAACTGCGATCAAAATAGCCGCTGGCTTGCCGACATAATCTTTCGGGACCATGCCGCTACCAGCCGCAATCTCGGAAAAGCGCATCAGTTCGTTGAAGCTGCCGATACGGATTGCGGGCTCATGCCCCTGCGTCGTCGTAACTGCGTTCATCGTCTCAAGCCCTTCTGATGACGAGCGTCGGAGCGCCCGTGGAGAGTTCTGCGCCAGCGACAGGCATTCCGGCCTTGAGGCGCTTGGTCAGCGCGGCCCGGTCCAGCTTGTCCGGCTGTGAAATGAAAAGTTCAGGAGCGGCGGCCCGGAGCGCCTTCTCGTCTTTGATGGTGGCCGACGTGGACCCGGCCCGGACGGCAGCGATCATTCCGCCATACTCGAAGTCGAGGACGCCGTTATCCTTCATCGAGGCGAACAGTGCGGCCCGGAGGTTGCCTTCCGCTCCCTTGAGCTTTGCGGCCGCCGCCTCACAGGCCAGGATCATGTCTACCGTCGGGCCGTCAGGATCATTGGCGCCACGGATCGCCGTCAGGGCTGCAATGTAGGCATCAATGGCTGGCTTGATCTCTCTGGCGTGGATCTCGTTGGCCACGTCGCGGATATCGCGGGTCAGGGTCTGGCTCATGCCACCCCCCGCGTTTCCATCATGATGAAGGCCAGACGCGCATCCACGCATCCGATCGTCCGCATCGTGGCTTTGATCTTCGGCATCTCGTAGATCATGTTCAGACGGAGCTTGGCGGACGTCACCACATCCCGAGCCACGCGCCGGTCATTCTCCAGCGGGGCGATGATCGCCTGATTGCTGTGATAGGTGATGATGCTCTCGAGGTTCAGGATCTCCTGCCGTACCGCAGGCGGAAAGAACTCCAGTTCACCAGACACACTTCGGGCGTTTGCTGTTTCACGCATTTCAGAAATTCCTGGGTTTATTTGCCGATCAGGCGGCGATTGCTGGCGCGGGTGCGGCCTTCTCGAATTGGCGACTTGCGAAGCGAAGTTCTGCCAGCATGTCGAACCACTCGTTATCGGTCATGGTGCCGACATCAAGGGCTTCGCCATTGTCTTCGAGGATGCCGATTGCTTTGCGCAGAGCGGCGGCCGTTGGGTTCTGAGGCATCATGCATCCTCCAGCCGAAGCTGACGCATGTGGTCTGCCCGGTCATGGGCGATGTCTTCGAGGCGCTCCTGATCCCAATCGCTGATCGTCTCGATCTGGTGCTCCAGATTGGACTTCGTATCGGTCAGGGTGGCGATTACGCAGTCCCAATCAGCGTCTTCGTTCTCGCGCTCGCATTCGGTTGCAGATGCCAACATGCGATCGGTCACGTCCCGCTGATGCTCCAGCATGGACAGGCGATTTTCTGCGACGTTTGAGAGGTAGCGCATCAGTTCTGCCCCATCTCAAGAGCCAGACGAGCCATACCTTTCGGCGTGACATAGACCTGTTGCGTGCTGATTTCTTCGCCTACGCTGTTCGTGTAAGTGACGTACTTCACGTCCAGCAGGCCGGCATCGACCTTCGCAGAGTATGCGTGCCACTTGCCGTTCGGTGCACGGAACGTCCACTTCTTCTCCCGCAGCAGTTCAATGCCGCGCTTGGAGCCGATATGAAGCGCCTTTCCGACTTCCCGCAGGATCGTGCGACCGGTCGAGTTGGCGAAGCGGTCGAAGCCTTCTGCCTTTGGGGTGAGGGTCGTGATCTCGGCCTCAAGCGCGATCACCTTCTCGGTGTATCCGAGCAGCGTCTGACGCAGGAAAGCGGGATCGTTCAGGTCGATGGCCGGGGCTGCCTTGTACCCACCCGTCTTGCGGATGGAGGGAAGGATTTCTCCCACCACCTTCTCTTCGAACGCCTCGGCAGTCGGCTTCTTGGAACGAAGGATCAGACGATAGACATCCCGTTCGGGGATCATCTTCACATTACGGACCTGACCCGTCATTTCGACGGGGTAGGTCTTTGCGGCTTTGCAGTGTTTGCGAACTGCCTGATCGGTATCAGCGTACCCCAGAGCAGCGGCGACCTGCGATGCGGCAAACTGCGGCTCTCCATCGAGCAGCGCAGCCACCACATCAAAATCTTCAAATCGGAAAAGTGTGATCTCTGTCACGAGCGTTTCTCCCATCGCCGTTCTGGCGTGGGGATAATGTCTCTCACAGAGACTATACCAGTCAAGAAAAAAATGTCGCCTTCAGAGACTTTGTTTTCCGTTCTCTGTTTTCTGGTTCTTATGCATCAAAATTTTGACCTTGTTTGTTCTGTTTATGTTCCATAATAGTGGCGCGATGACGGCTCTACCGATACCAGAATCGCAGCAGATTTCAGGCAGCGTCCGGTTTGATCCTGGCGCGCAAGAGGGCCATCAAGCCACCCTTTTCGTCATCGGACAGTTTCCGCCAAATAGCGAGGAGGACAGCCTCCTTCTCATCATGCGCGATATTCTCAGGTTTTTGGACCAAAGGGATCGGAGTTCTGCCAAAAACATAGTCCAAGGAAATATCGTACAGTTCCGCAAGGGGCAGAACGACCTCTAACGACCCCGGCTTTTTCCCATTCTCAAACTCAGAGAGATAAGGCCGCCCCTTTCCCGTTACAGCAGCTGCATCTGCCTGTTGTATCTTCTGGTGTATACGGGCCTTTTTTAGGCGGCTCTGATAGGTCTCATTCATAGCCTGATTATCGCACGCTCCAAAAACCTCCGGGTCTCTAGCGGAGACTTTTTGCTTGACATGCCATGTCTCTGGGAGCGACATATCATGGTATGACCCCACGCGATCTTATCGCCAAGGTTGGAGGCGCCGTTAGGCTCTCCAGAGCCCTTGGACACCGGACGCATTCGTCTGTCCTGAAATGGAAGTCGATCCCGGTACAGCACGTCCTCACAATCGAGGGCATTTTCGGCATTCCCCGCGAGCAGCTGCGCCCTGACCTGTACCGGCAGACGCTCCCCGCCCGCCCGAAGCGCGCAAAGGAGCCAGCGTGATGGGATATATCGCTGAATCTCTCCATGAGATGTCGCATACAGATCTGCGTGCATGGGCCTTTGCTCAAACCGGCCCCGGCCTAATAGATGCTCGCATAGCCGAGGCCGAAAAGCTCATTTCTTGGCTTCTGCCGTCAATGCCGAGCTGCGTCTGTCCCCTCAATCATAGCGATCGCCTTGGTGATATTGTCGGCAAGGAGGCGAGCAGCATCGACGGTCATTCGCAGATGGGCGACTGCGACCGGAACAGTATCTTCTCCCGCAGGCTTCCCAGCTGCGACGGTAGCGCAAACGACCCCGCCGATATGTCCGAAGGATATGACATTATCGACGAAAAGAGCGGGCGCGTTATTGGCTTCCATGCGAGCAATATTGCCGGCTATCGACTTAAGAAGCATGTCGGGTGTCAAGTCACTCATTCCAGTTCATCCTCTGTGTTGGCAGATGGTGAAAGCGGGGACTCGGTTGCCGCCGATCCCCGCAATGACGGTACGACCGATACTTCCGAGAAGGGAGTCCGGGATGATGGTTGATTTCGCTTCTATTGCCTTCTGCACCCTGTCCTTCGCCGCGTTCGTCCGGGCGCATTTTGCCGGGAGGGTTGTCTGATGGCGACGCCAAGCATCGATTGGACCCCTCACCTCGACACGATCGAGGAAATGCTGCGGGGTGGAAAGACCCGCCGTGAAATCGCTGCGCACCTGGGGGTGAAGGAAACTTCCCTGTCCTCGATGATCAAGCGATATGGCATGTCGGGCCTCTCGCCAAACAACAGCGCGACCGGTGGCTCGTCTCCGCAGAATGCGCATAACCGTATCGACTGGGCGCCTCTGATGCCTGCGCTGCTGGAGATGATGGAGCGCGTCGAAAGTGCGACCGTCATCGCAAAGAAGCTCGGCGTCTCACCGGCTTCGCTGTCGGCTGCCATGGAGCGCCAAGTCCCGAAAGCGATCCGGTCCAAATGGAAGAAGGCCCGCCAGGAAGCAACGCATCCCAAGAAGCAGCGCGCTGAGCCGATCCTACGGCAGCCTCTCGAGGCATTCTCTGACGTCTCTTGGCGTGCGCTTTTCGGCGGCAACCCTCCTCCCGTGCCGGACTTCGCGTTCGGTCGGGGCGGTCGGCTGCACTGAGGCTCATCCCCAGATGTCCGCCCCGATCAACATCGCCAGTTTGAGCGCCAGGTGGTCCTTGACCTCCTGCGGCTGCCGACTGTGCAGGGTGCCCCATATCTGGGCATCCCGGCACAGGTCCGCGGCAAGGTGCGGCCTGTCCGCGTCTATCTCGAATTGTGGTGTCTGGGGTGCGTCTCCTTCCATCGCTGGTTTCTCCTCTCTGCTCAGTGACATGGCAGAGAATGGAGCAAGCCAGTGCGGAATGATTGGTCAAAAACCTGCCCAAATGGGCGCATTTTTTACCTGGATGGGCGCATGAACGCGATTTCGCGCCCGATCAAAGAAACCCTGCTCGAAGTGATTGGTCGCGAGTTTCGCCCTCTCCGCTTCGCGCAAGAAATGTTGGCCCGCGCTTCAGGAAAGACGCCGAGAGCCGCACGAAACTGGCTGGATGGTCGATGCACGCCCGATGCCGAGGCGCTGATCGAACTGATGGCCTCCTGCAACTCCATTGCGGACGAGGTTGAACGCCTCGTCGCAGAGCGCCGCAAGGCGCGTGAGGACACACAATGCCCTGGTTCACCCTTAAACTAGGCCCGTTTGGGTTCGGCCATCACGCGGGCCCTCCCCCGTCATACCACCTCGCGTGGCTGCGCATTCTCTGGCGCGACTGGGATTCCTGGTCCGCCTGGGCCGAGGCCGAAATGGCTCGGTACCAGCGCGCTCTCAATGCTGCGCGGGAGGAGCTTCGGAAATGATGGAGCGCCCGATTTCAGATGCGCAATCAATCGTCAGTGATGCGGTCGAACTGGCTGGCGGACAGCATGCCCTCGCCCGCGAACTGCGTATCAGCCAGTCCGATATTTCCCAGGCCGTGAATAACGGCCGCACAGACTCACGCAACCGAGTGCTGAACGCGCTCGGATATGTCGTGGTTGAAACGATCCGCCCGATGAAAGGCCAGAACCGATGACAGACATGACAGGACATAACAGCGCCGCAACGGGCGGCATCGCTGCCGATCGCCTGCGCTCCATCATTGAGCGGGTTGAGCGATTGGAAGAGGAACGCAAGGCTCTTCAGGGCGACATTAAGGATATCTTCTCCGAAGCCAAGTCGGCTGGCTTCTGCCCTAAAACCATCAAACAGATCATCCGGATCCGAAAGCAGGAGCCAGCCGAGGTCGAGGAGCAGGAGACGCTGCTGGATATCTACCGTCGTGCGTTGGGGATGTAACGGCATGGTCAAGATCCATAGTCCCCAGTTCAGGACCGAGGACAGCCTTCACGCGCATGTCGCGCGCCTCCTGACCGTCGCAATCGCCCCACCCGGCACGCTGTCTGCCTCTGGTGCGTTCTGGTGCTCGATTGAGCATCGGAATGCCCGGAACAGGCTGGAAGGTGCGCTACGGAAATCCCGTGGCGTCGTTGCGGGCATTCCTGACATTCAGATCGGATACCAGGGCCGGACCTACTGGATTGAGCTGAAGCGGCATGATGGCAGCCGGAGCAAGGCCCAGAAGGCGCTGCATCCGGTTCTTGAGGCCTGCGGGCAGCCGGTCGGTCTATGCCGATCCCCTGAAGAAGTGTTCGGTTTCCTGAAAAAGCACGGCGTTCCTGTCCGTGCGGAGGTAATGGCCTGATGGCACGCATTCGCAGCGTTCATCCCGGATTGTGGACGGACGAAACCTTCGTCGGGCTGCCAGCAATGGCGCGCCTCTTTCTGATTGGCCTATGGAATGAGGCTGATGACAACGGGGTTTTCCAGTGGAAGCCCCTCACCCTGAAGATGCGTATCCTCCCAGGCGATAACGCTGACGCCTCAGAGCTTCTCGCCATAATGGAAGAGGTAGGCGTTGTTATGCGCTACGAAGCCGAAGGGGCTTCCTATGGCGCAGTGCGCAATTTCAGAAGGTTCCAGCGTCCGGAGAGGCCGAAGCCTGTCCATCCGATCACCGACGAGGTGGAGCAATTCGTCGCTCTGCCATCGAATTCTCACACATGCAGCAAGAAAAAGCATGGAGCAGTAGGAGGTCAGGCAACGAACGGGCGGAACTCAGTCAACCATCCAGAGCCGAATGAACAACCATCACTCGATGATAATTCGGTGTCCGAACACCGACAAAACATCGAATCACATGGGCCGATGGAGGAGGGAATAGGAAAGGTAATACACTCTTCGCTTCGCTCAGAGTGTGAGCGCGCGCCTAAGCCGAAATCGGAAACGCCGAAACGAGGCACCCGCCTCCCTGCCGACTGGCAACCATCGCCGGAGTTGGCGGACTTTGCCCGGCAGAACGGCGTGGACCCCGTCGCAACCGCCGAGATTTTCCGCGACCACTGGCGCGGCGTGAGCGGTGACAAGGGCTGCAAGGCTGACTGGGACGCGACGTGGCGGAACTGGGTCCGCCGTGAGCAGGGCTTTTCGGGCAACCGCCCGATCAGATCCGGGCCCTCCAACCGCCCCAAGACCGCAGCCGATCGGGCCGACGAACACGCGGCCTACATGCTCGAAAAATACGCTGGAGGCGCACGATGAGCGAGATTGCAATCCTGGCCCCGATGCCAACGATCAGCCGCGCTCTGGGCGCAGCATTGGACCCCGAACGTCGGGCTGTCCGCTTCGGACCATCCGAGGCGCCAGAGGAGCGGAACGCCCGCATCCGTCGCAACGATCCCGCCCCCGGCATGGTCATCCGCCTTCAGCCCGACGCGCCTTCCGCCGCCGTAGTGGCCGAAGCCAAGCGGGTTCTTCCCCAGCTCGAACGGGCCATGATGCCGCCTCCTTCTGGATCGCAGACCGGTGCTGCGCTGCGGATGCTGGAAAAGCTCAACGCCTCGGTCGCATCTCCGGTTGGTCCTGACACGCTCCGGATGCGGGCCTGTTTTCTCGCCGAAGCTGGAGCCGATCTTCCGGCAGCAGCCTGGGATCAGGCCGTGGATCGGAAGCTACTCCGAGCGTTCAAGTTCATGCCCTCCGTGGCTGAGATCGTGGAAATACTCGAGGCCGAGATCCAGCCCCTGCGGGACAAGATCGCCCGTGTCCGGCTGGTCAGCCAGTTCGAGCGCATCGCGGCTGATCGGACCGAACGTCCTGACCCTGCCGAGATCGAGCGGCGCAAGGTGGCTCTGGCCGAGCTGCAATCGGCTGCCGAAGCGCAGGCCAACGAAGACCGGGAGATCCGGGATTTCGGCATGTGGATGCCAGCGGGCGCCGAAGGGAAGGCTGGACTGGAACTGGCGGGAATCCTGCGCTCACACCTGGCGACCTTGGATGGCCCGAAGCTCCGGATCACGCTGGAGCGCATCGAGGCGCTGGAACGGAACGCTGCCATCCTTGCCCAGCTCGCAACCTTCGAAGCCACGGAGAACCGGGCATGACCGAACAATCCAACACCTGGCCCGACTGCATCGGCGCAGAGGCCGCAAAGCTGGCCAAGCCCCGGAACTGGGCGGCAGCGTGTGCGGCCACTCAGGCGCGGCAGGGATGCGATATCGGCACCCACGGCCGCGCCTTGCTCGCAGACACGCGCGGAGAGGTGACGCCGTTGGCCGCTGAGTGCGGTGCGGAATGTCAGACGATACACGATGGGGTGAAAACGTCTGGATGCAATGGCGATGCCTCTGCGGCTTTGTTCGATAATGGTGGAACAATAAACACCGAGGGCGATCTCGGGTTGAGTGGGGAGTGATGGGGATGACGGATCATGAAATCATTGCATTGCTGCGATCTAATGGCCTTGAACTTTTGCAGATTCCGAACGGTGAGTGGCTCTTATTGGGTCCGGCTAATGAAGTCTGGTCATGGGGTCATAATTGGCGCGTGGTAGTTACGGAAGGATGGGAACAGTGGACAACGCAACGGTGGGTGGAGCAACAGCGGGAACAGTCATGACCCTCCCGTGGTACCTGAACCCTTGGGCGGAAGTGCGGCGGTTGCGGGAATCCTGTTTCGGTCTGAACCGAAATTGGTGCGATTCGCTGGGGATGGTGGAGGAGCGGGAGCGGGAGATTGATGATCTGAGGAAGCATGTTGCGGGGCTGCAATTTCAGGCGTTGGCCCAGCAGCGGGAAATAGTTGCTATTTTTTCACGGCGCTCAGGATTGAGGTAAGCATATCTTTTACGGCAGCACAGGCATCACGGATTGATGTTGCCAATGCCTCGCCATCTGTAGGGCTTTCTTTGTTTCCGCTAGCAGTCGGAGCAGTTATTTTAGCAAGTGTCCAAAAGATACTCAATGGGATGAAAGCCATCATAGCAAATGCAGCATCCACTGCCGCTAATGCCTTCCATCCGCCTTCAGTATCTAAAATAGGAATGTCACCCGACCAAAGATAGCTTAAAATAGCGACTGGTAATGCCGCCACATAGAGCAAAGCAGTCGCACCGCCCCAGAAGAAAAGATATTTCCTTTGGCTCTTTCTCTCGCGCCTATCTTCGGTATCTAATGCATTATCAAGCTGTGGATCACGCGGTAATGGTGCGGGGTCTTCCTCTGGTTGAGTATCGCTCAAAATACGTACTCACGGTCATATTCGTACCCGAGATTATCCAGGCGATATCCCATGGATTCATAAGACACACCAAAGCGTTCCGCCATCTGTGCCTGAGAAAGCCCTTGGCTTAAGAACTCCTCAACTTTGGATTTCGGCATCAGGATTTCAGCGGCAAAGCGATTTGCGGATATCTCCTCAGGTTCACGAAGACGAAACTGCTGATAGGTATCACGAGCGCGGTCACCATGGTTCATGAAGTAGTGACCCAACTCATGCGCAAGCGTGAACCTCTGATGTGTCCGAGACTTGTTGCTGCTGATTTCAATGATAGGGTGGCCGTCGTTCTCGCGGAACCAACCGCTCGCATCCCCCTCAATCCAAGGAACATATTGAACGTTGATCCCTTGGATCTGGGCAATCCATGCCAGATCGGGCTGGTCATTATTGGACATGCCAAAATGATTTAGAATGTGGTTTGCCAAGTCTCTTTCTCTCATCGACAGCCCCCTACATTCGCTAAAAACCAACAATCGCACATGACACCGGAAACGCCGTGTCCAGCAAGATGTTTCCAGCGGGCATCTATAGCTAGTAGATGGTTATGGCAAGCTCGCCACACAAGAACTTTTCTTTCCCCGCCTCACTGAAGCATTCAGGCGCGGGGCTTGGGAATGGGTTGAGAGCCAGCCGGTAGATTTTTAACGCGCCTGGAAAAGTTCATGAATGAATTGCCAATTCATAAACATGGTAAGCGCTATAAATACAAGAATAAGAGGAAGCGAAATCATTAACCCAATGACTTGGATAGCGCTAGAGATTTTTAATTTTCTGTTGTTTAGTTTTATTTCTGATTGTAGATTTAATAAATACTTAAAAAGTATAAAAACACTGAAATCAAAGCTAAATATCGTCCACGCTCCCGCAATAAAAAATGAAGGTTGGAGATGGATATTGGGCACCGGAAGCACTTTCAAAATGACGCGCACTCAAGAATGATACTGTTTCTTTCTCTTGTACAGCTGTCCGTGCCTGTACTAACCTCACCTCCATGCCAGCAGCCCTGAAATCCCGCGCCGGACTCGGCGACACGATCCGCCAGTTTTCGACACCGAAGACGGTCCGAAAAACGGCATTCATTCCAGCAAAGGCAGAGGATAATTCACCAACGCCCGAGCGGATGGCGAAGGGGGATTTTGAATGGCAGGGCAAGAAGCGGGTGAAGCTGAACACCGTCAACGCCCTGCACATGGCAGGCGATATTGACGGCTCCGCAGTCACGGCAGCGAAATGGTGGATCTGTGACTATGTTTTCGCAAATCACGGCTACCTGGACATCCTTAGCGACGTTCTGCCCTCCGATTATGTGAAAGGCGATGTCCACACGTTCGCTATTTCTCGCGGGAATGCTGCTGAACGAATTGGCATGATCCGCGATCGGCTAGGGCTTTGTGCTCATGTCCGGCTGGAAATGATGCTGGCACGGGAGTTGTCGTTCTCGGCCATGGCGGAAGCTCTGGTGCCGGCCAAGGGCACGCAGGGGCGTAAGGTCGTCTCTGCTCAGTGCGCGCTGGTGCTTGAGCAGCTCTGCGATGCGTACACTCAGGTGCGCCGCGAAATCCGCGACAGGATCGAGAGGAACAAAGCGCTTGTACTTGGCCCCAGCGGCTGATACGGTTAGACAACACTCAAGAATTGCGCCCGTAGCGCCAATTTTATTCCGGACAATCAGCGATGGCCGCAACCACAATCACAGTCGGTGATGTGGTGAAATGGCGCGGGTCGCTTCATGTGATTGCGGAAATACAATCAGGCAAGGCGGCACTGTGCCCCGTTCTCCCGACGCGAACCGTCAGGCATCGGGCCGATATCCTGATCGGGTTTCCCGACACCCTGCATCTCGGCCTGGTCGATGGCGCACTAATCCGGTGCAAGCCCTTCGTGTTCCATAATGCGGGCAAGCTGACGAAGGCTGGTTCTCTGTCCCCTGCCCTTCTTTGCCGAGTTCATCGCGCGATTGGGCGGGAAATGTCTGTCAGGCGGATTGAGGCGGGGATTCCCAAGTATTTGGTGGTTTGAGCTCGGCTTGTCGAAGGAGATAGACGGCGAAGGAACGGGTGACTGGCTCAAGGGATGAAGCATGGCAGAGATCAAGCAATTGACGGTAACGCTCCGCGCGCACCGACGCTGGTGGTTTTTGCCGGCATGCTACCTGTATCAGCAGCTTCTTATCGCGAGGATGGCGCTCTTCGGGCTTCCTTTGAGCATCGTGAATCGGAAAATGTCGGGGTGCATTGATGCACTCGGACGCAAAGGCGTTTACGTCACGGTCGAAAGTTAATCCCATGACCGGAACCGGCCTTGCACCGTACCTACCTAAAGAGCGGCGGGAAAACACGTTCGACATTCCGTTTATGCTTGAGACGCTTGCTGCCAATATTCGCGCTGGCCGGGTCAAGGTCGAGACTCTCGTCCTTTGTGGATCGAATGAGGACGAAGACATCAAGGTCTGACACTTCGGCGTCGGAAGCGAGCAAACTGCCCGCGCCGTTCTTTCAGACGGTCTCGCATTTATGCAGGTGGCTATACTTGAAAAGTGCGGCATGGATGACGGTCCATCCGACACCGAAACCGTTTGATCGGTAGAAAACTATCACCTGGAACGAGATCAAAGAAGGAACATCACTATGGCGGACCTGACGCCAAAACAGGCGCGGTTCGTCGAGGAATACCTGATCGACCTCAACGCCACGCAGGCGGCGATCCGCGCCGGGTACAGCGCCAAGACGGCTGAGCAGCAGGCATCGCGGCTCTTGGTAAATGTTAAGGTTGCGGACGCTATTGCGTCAGCGCAGGCCAAGCGCTCCAAGCGGACCGAAATCACTCAGGACCGCGTACTTCAGGAACTAGCCAAGCTAGGTTTTGGTGACATCCGCGACATTTTCTCGGAAGACGGCTCTCTGCGCCATCCGAAAGACATGGACGCAAATGCTGCGGCCCGGATTTCTTCTATTGAAGTTGTGGTGAAGCCTGTTCCGGGCACCCAAGGGCAGGAAGTCGAGCACGTCGCCAAGATCAAGGCCTGGGACAAACTGGGCGCGCTCACGCAGATCGGGCGCCATCTCGGCATGTTCAAAGACAAGCTGGAGACATCTGGCGAGATTGCCATCAACATCACATCGGATGACGACGCGCTATAATCCATGGTCGCCACGCTGAACCCTGCACAAGCTGATGCAAACCGGCTTTTGGGCTCTCCGGCGACGCATATCCTTCTTCGTGGGGGATCGCGTTCTGGGAAGACGTTCCTCCTGGTGCGGGCGGTTGTCATTCGGGCCGTGAAGGCGCCAGGCTCACGCCATGGCATCTTCCGGCATCGCTTCAACGCCCTGAAACATACGATCATTGGCGACACCTTCCCGAAGGTGATGCGCTTGTGTTTCCCTGACCTGCCATACACGCTGAACAGGACGGACTGGTACGTCACGCTTCCGAACGGATCGGAAATCCTGTTTCACGGGCTGGACAGTTCGGACCGGACTGAAAAGATCCTCGGACTTGAGTTCGCGACCGTTTACATGAACGAAGCGAGCCAAATCAGCTACGCTGCACGGAACATGCTGCTAACGCGCCTGGCACAGAAGACCTGCCTCTCGGTCAAGGAATACATCGACGCCAACCCGCCGACGACTTCGCATTGGCTGTACAGCCTGTTCGAGCAAAAGATTGAACCGAAGAGCGGCGAGCCTCTACCGTATCCGGATGATTATGCGACGATGCAGATCAACCCGGATTCGAACCGGGCGAACCTGTCGCCGGAGTATCTGGCCCAGCTTGAAGCGCTCCCGGAGAAAGAGCGGCAACGCTTCCTGTTCGGGAACTATCAGACCGCGATCGACGGCGCACTGTGGACGCTGGACCGGATTAGGCGGCTTGCTCAGGTCACGAACGAGACGCGGGCTGCGGTGCTGGCCGATATGCGGCGCATCGTCGTTTCAGTCGATCCATCGGGCTGCTCCGGCAACGAGGATTACAAGAGCGACGAAATCGGGATTTCGGTTTGCGGGATCGATCGGGACGGGAATGGCCATGTCTTCGCTGACCTGACCTGCCGCGCCGGGCCGGCTGGCTGGGCGAAAGTGGCGATTGACGCCATGGACCTCTGGGGCGCTGACAGGATCGTGGCCGAAAAGAACTTCGGCGGGGCGATGGTGGAGCAGACTATCAGGTCAGTTCGCGCCACCGCACCGGTCAAGCTGGTCACGGCCTCACGCGGCAAGACTGCGCGGGCTGAACCCATCGCGGCGCTCTACGAGCAAGGGAAGGTGTTCCATCACGGGCGCTTCCCGGACTTGGAAGAACAGCTCTGTCAGTTCTCAGCTTCCGGCTTCCAAGGAGCGCGGTCACCCGATCGGGCGGACAGTATGGTCTGGGGTCTTTCGGAACTGATGCTCCAGCCCCAGACCGGTCCCGCCAAGTGGGTGCCGTCGCCCAACATATTCAGCAGGTAAGACATGGACTGGCAGACCCTCAAGGCGAAATACCCCCGACCGAATGGGCTGCCCGAACGTGCGATCCGTATTGAGGCACTTCTCCGGGTGCTGGACGGGGCGCAATACGACATCCTGCCGCACGATTTTATGACGGAGCGCAGCGGAGCGGGTGAATATATCCCCCTGTCGCAGCGCCGTCCCTCAGTCCGGACGAACCTCTGCCGAACTGTGGTGGATGACAGCGTTTCCCTGCTGTTCGGAGATACGCACTGGCCGACGCTTTGCGCCGAAAAAGAACAGACGTCCGACGCGATGGAGGCGTTTTCGCGGAGCATCGGCCTCCCGGCTGTCATGTCGCTGGCCGCAACGCGCGGTTCTGTCGGCTCTGTCGCCGTTCTGGTGGAAATCCATGAACGCCGCCCGGTCCTGACCGTTCTCGACACGGCGTATCTGACGCCGACGTGGGACGATGCCGGTGTGCTGGTGTCCGTGCGGGAGCGGTATCAGACAAAGGGGCGTGATCTTGCCGCCCGAGGCTACATGATCCCCGACGATCAGATGACGCTCAGTTTCTGGTGGGAGCGCGAATATACTCGGACGGATGCGGTTTATATGACCCCGGTCCCGGTTAGCGCCACGATTGCGCCGACCAAGGATGAGGCGCGTAGCGTGCAGCACGGCCTTGATTTCGTGCCGATCGTTTGGATGCGCAACAGCGAAGTGACAGGCGACACGCCGGACGGACAATGCACGTTCGAGATGGCGATCGACACGGTTATCGAGGCCGATTATCTCATGTCGCAGGGTTGCCGGGCGCTTCGGTATGCTTCTGACCCCACGCTTGTTTTGACATCCGGCAATGACCCTCTCGGGTCTGGCCCGGCGCATGAGGGCGGATCAGCTTCGGCGCTTCAACTGCCGCCGGGCGGTGACGCCAAGCTGCTCGAAATCAACGGGCATGCCTCTGGTGCCGTTCTGTCCCAGTATCAGGAACTCCGGGCCCTGGTGCTGGAACAGCTTCACGGGAACCGGGCGCATTCGGACAAAATTGCTGCCGGCACGTCCGGACGAGCGATGGAGATGATGTGTCTGCCGCTGGTCTGGCTGGCAAGTCGGCTCCGACAGGCTTACGGCGACAGTGGCCTCGTCCCGCTCTATCGCATGATCTGCGATTTCTCCCGCGTCATCGATGGTGGCCTTGAGATTGATGGAGTGACCTTCAAGGAACTCGATCCGGCCGGCATGCGCCTGCACTGGCCGTCGTGGTTCGAGCCGTCCGAAACTGAACTTCTGGCGCTGGCTCAGGCACTCGTCACGGCAGTTGATGGCGGTCTGATCGCCAATGAAACCGCCTGCGTGATCTATGCCGGGCGGCTCGGAATTCCTGACGCAAACTCCGAATGGGAGCGTGTGAAAGCAGAGATTTCATCAGGCGCGAAAGTCGCGAAGTCTCCGAAAGAGACGCGGACGGACGCGAACGGTGGAAAAACGCTGTCCCATCAGGAGACGGCGTAAACGTGGCTGATGCCACAAACGAACGGAAGACAGATGTCTGAAGATCCCAACAACACGAACATCGATCCGAACACTGTCCGTGAACTGGAACGCGCCCGCGCCGACCTGAAAAATGTCCGGGCAGAACTGAAGGCCGCTCTGGCGGATGCGGACACGATCCGGGGCGAGCGCGACACGCTCCGCACGAAGTTCGAGGCGTACCAGACCGAGACGACGGAAAAGCTGAACGCCTCGACCGCTGCGCTTGAAAAGGCGAAGGCTGACGGCGAAGCTGCGCTTGCGGAAGTGAAGACCGCCGGTGATCGCGCCATCCTCGCAGCGCAGGCTGAAGCCATCGCAACCCGTCTCGGGGCTCACAACCCGGCCGACGTGGTCAAGCTGGTGGACCTGTCCGAAGTGAAGCGCGGCGAAGACGGCCAGTTCGTCGGTTTGACCGAGGCGCTGGACGCCGCCAAGGAGTCGCGCGGGTATCTCTTCGGCGAACCTGCAAAGACGGCAGCCGAGACGGGCACCACGTCAACACCGAAGCCCCCGCGCCGCGGGAAGCCGGATCCGGTTGACGCCCGCACGCTCGACCCGAAGGACTATGACGCCAACAAGGCGGCATTCCTCGCGCAGAACCGATAATTTCCCCGCCCGGCTGATGCTGGGCGTTTTCGTGCCTGATGGCGCAATCTTTCTCCCAGCATCATGGAATCATCATGTCCATTACGAATTTCCCCGTTGCCCTTCAGGCTGCGATCCAGCAGGGCTTCCTCGCCCGCGAGTTTGAGAACGGCCTGCACTCCCGTCTGGGCTTCCGTCAGATCGCGGATCGCGAGCGCTTCGCCATCGGCATCGGTGAGACGGTCACGAAGACCCGCAAGAGCCTGAAGGCTCCGGTCACCACGCCACTGAACCCCTCGACGAACACCAACTTCGACAACGGCCTGACCGCGACCGGCTGGACGGTCGAGCAGTACACGCTCGCCATCAACCAGTACGGCGACACCACCGACCTGAATATGGTTACGTCGCTGGCCGGTATCGCCAGTCAGTTCCTCGCCAACGCACACACCAACGGCGTACAGGCCATGCAGTCGCTCGACCGTATCGCCCGTAACACCCTGTTCGGTGGCGCGCAGAACGGTGTCGGTGGCTACCTTGGCGGCAACACCCGGGTGACGACGACGCTCGGATCGGCCGGCACCACGATCGCCGTGGATGACATCCGGGGCTTCCAGCGTATCATCTATGACGGTCAGGTCGTTCCAGTCGGCGCAAAGGGCATGACTGTGACTGTCGGCTCGGGCGTTTACACACTGTCCGCCGCCACCGCTGACGCGACCAACACGTCCACGGCGCCCGGCGGCATCTCCGGCACTCTGACGTTCTCCAGCAACGTCGCAGTTGCCGACGGAACGGAAGGTATGGCCGTGGTGTCCGCCGTGGCCCCGTCGGTCATTCGCCCGAACAACCGCCTTGTCACCACGGACATCGCCGCTGGCGACTTCCTGAAGATGGCGAACGTTCTGGCTGCCGTTGCAAACCTGCGCCGAAACAACGTTCCGACCGTTGACGGCTGCTACAACTGCTATCTGGACGATCTCCAGATGCTCGGCCTGTATCAGGATCCGGAGTTCCAGCTTCTCTATCGTGGCCAGTACGGCTCCGAAGCGATGCAGAGCGCCCGTGTCACTGAACTGCTGAACGTCCGGTTTATCCCGACGACGGAAGCCCCGCAGCAGGCCGCCCTGAACGCTGCCGCCGGCCCGATCCATCGCGCTCTTGTAGTTGGTGCTGGCGCACTGGTCGAAGGCAACTTCGAAGGAACGGCTTTCTCCAACGTTCCGGACCGCCGCGAGGATGACCTTGTCGAGATGATCGACGATGTCGCCATGGTAACCCGTGAGCCGCTGGACCGTCTGCGCCAGATCGTCGCTCAGTCCTGGTACTGGATCGGTGGCTATGCCCTGCCGACCGACCTGACGGCTGACACGACGATCATCCCGACCGCAACGAACAGCTACCTGAAGCGCGGCGTTGTGATCGAGAGCCTGGGCACTGACGGCCGCGCTGCGTCCTGATGGCCCGGCGCCCTCGCGGTCTGACCGGTCAGGGGGGAGAGGGTAACCCCTCCCTTCCGACCGCCATCCGCCTGACAGCGCCGCATGGCTTCATCGATCCGGTTCATGACAAGGGCGTGTTTCACTGGGAAGCGGGCGAGGTTGTCACCAAGCCCGTGACCATCGCGCTTCTGATTGAACGCGGGGCATTTTGGGAGCCTGTGGAATGTCCGGCTGCGTAAACCCCAATCCCCCTGTGGCTGCGCCTGACTATGACCAAACGCCGCTCACGGCTGACGAACTGGTCATGTGCCGCAAATACATGGGCTATCCGGCCCTGGGCGGCATCAACTCCGGGGAGCAGTCCTGGCGTTTCTTCCAGCAGTACGGCTTCAACGAGTGGCGGTTCCAGAACATGGCGCCGGGCGAGCTGGCCCAGATCCGTCAGGCTCTTGGCCGGTGCATCGCGCTCGAAGAAGATATTTTCGGCGTTCGGGGTAACCTCGACACCGACAAGGCTGCCGTCTGGACGCACAACGCGAACGAGACGCGCGACCGGGTCAGCCTCTACAACTATTTCAGGCAGCAGCTTTGCGGCTTCTTCGGCATCCCTCCGGGGCCGGGAATGCGCGGCAACTCTTCCGCCATTGTGATCTGAGAGAACGGCCATGACATTTCCTGACGATCCAGTCATCACGAACGTGAGCGGCTACGCTCTGCCGCGCACCTCATGGGCGCTGGTCAAAGACGGTATTATCGCCGGGATTTCCCGGACGTATGACCACGTCAAGCCGCCTTTCCCTGATGTGCCCGTCGCGCGGCCCGGTTCCATCCCCCTGACCGGCACCGTCGCGATCATCGTGACCAACACGCAGGCCGTGGCCGGGCATCTGGTGGACCATCACGGGAACACCACCCCGTCTGAAGGTCGGATCGGCCCTCTGAGCGAAGGGCAGGCTGCATATCATGACGGCGCAGCCCATCGCGTGCAGCCGGGCGCAGTCATAGAGACGACACCCGAGGACGAACCCGAACAGACGGAAGGCGATGACAATGGCGAAACTCACGACGACGCGGCGGAATAGCCTGCCAAAAAGCGCCTTTGCCGGACCGGGACGCACCTACCCGGTCCCCGATAAGGCCCATGCCGTGAACGCGAAGGCCCGTGCGACGCAGCAGGTCAAAGCCGGAAACCTCACCAAGTCGGCCAAGGCGAAGATCGATGCCAAGGCCAACAAGGTGATCCGCGGCAAGAAGGGAAAGTGAGCATGGCGACACGCCCCAAGACCCTGAGCGCCTACCTGCGGTCTCAGCAGGACATGCGCGAGGACAAGGCAAACGCTCGCATCGTCGGGATGCCCGTCGATAAGTTCAAGGCCACCGCGCAGGCCAAAGAGATCGACCGGCAGATCGTCTCCCTGAACCGCAAGCAGGCGATGAAGAAATGACGTGCAGGCCGTCCGTCAACCAGATCAGCGTGCAGCGCCACGCCGCGCGCGGGTATGCGATGGCGGCCCAGCGCCTCGGGGCGCTCACGCTCCAATACCGCCCCGCCGACCGCACCGCGCCGCTTGAGGCGACGCCTTACGCGGCCGTCATGGCGACATTTAACGATGATCCCGCCCTTTCCTTCAGGCGACCGATCTTGTGGGACAAGCCGGTCTGTTTCGGCATGTTCGACACCACGGACGTTTTCTCCGGCGACCTGATGAAGACCCTGGACGAAGGGATTTTCTTCATTACCCGGTTTGAAATGTTTCGACCGATCGAAGCCGTCCTTACGAATGCGCTTGTGAAAATCTCAGGGCAGCCCGGCGCCGGCGATCTCCCCGAAGGTGATGGCACGGGATCGTGTGAACTTGCCGGCGCGCAGGACGGATACGGCACATCCGCTGGCGGATCCACAGTTCTGGTCACAGACTGGCCGGCATGGATCGGAAAGCCAGGGCGTGGAGTGGGCACTCAATCGGGTGAACAAGGCTCCCTTCCGGCTGCTTCCTTTCTCATGCGTCTGCCACTGGTGCCCGGATGGGCGCCACGCCCGTACATGACTGTTTCTACGGATCAGGGGCAATCCTACACCATTTCCGGCGTGTCCTCATCCCAATACGGCCACGAGTGCCTGATGAACATCCAGCAGGTGTGATATGTCCGACATTGGAACGGTGGCGAACGGCCTGAAGGACTTTATTGCCTCAGGGTTTTATCCGAACGGCCCGAATCAGCCTTCCATCACCGGTGACCGGCTGATTGTTAAGCGCGGCTGGCTCACGAATGCGGACCTGACCGGTAATTGCGGCCTGAAAAATGGCACGAATTACGTCAGTATCATGCCGCTTGAGGGTGGCTATAAGCGCATCGGTGAAAACCTTGGAATGCCATGGCGACCGGCGCAGGGAGTTCCCTGCACGGTGACGATCTCCGCTGCGGGGAATGATGTGAGCATCGTGGCACCCCAAACGGACGCGAGCGGGATCGTGGGTATCCGCCTGGAGCAGGCAGGCGCCATCCACGTTGCGTCCTATGCCGTACAGTCCGGTGATACGGCCGCGACGATTGCCGCTGCCCTTGCCGCCCAGATCACGGGCGCGACCGTTGCGGGAAGCGTGATTACGGTCCCTGATGGTCCGCGCGTCAGCGTAGCTTCGACTGGGCATGTCATGGCATCCCGTCTGACACGGCGCCAGCAGCAGATGTTCCAAGTAACGCTGTGGACGAGCGACCCGGGAAAGCGGGACACGATCGGGTTCGCCCTTGATGCCTGGATGTCTGGCACGCCCTGGTTCGCCGATAGCACGGGCGCGCAATGCCTGCTCAAGTTCGCCGGATCTTCCGATGTGGACACGCAGCAGGCCAGTTCCATATTCCGGCGCGTGTTCCGTATGGTCGTTGTCTTCGACACCACCCAGACCCAGCAACAGGCGCAGATGCTCTTTGGTGGCATCGCTCTGTCCGCAAATGGCGAACCGGCCGCGCTTTACGGCGACCAGCCACTTTTTTGAGGGGTAAAATGACCGATACCGTGGCACCCGAGGCCGCGCCCGCATTCGCCTATGTCGTGACCGCTGACGGCTACGGATACGCGCGGGGCGCAACGCTCACCAATGAGGAAGCAGAGAGCGCCAAAGAGCGCGGAACCCTCGACCTTTTCACTGTCCGCATCAAAAAGGGCGCATGACATGCCGCGCATTTACCAATATGGCGACCTGAATACGGCCGCGCTGCCCGTCCCGGACCTGTATGTCCAGATCCAGCAGCCTTCGACCATGGTTGTCTCTGGCGTCTCGACCAGCCGGATTGGCGTGATCGGAACGGCCGGGTGGGGCCCCGTCAATTTCCCGCAGATCATCAGCGGGATCGGCGACTATCTGACGACGTTCGGTCAGAAGCAGGCCAATCCCACAGATGCAGGCATTGCGGTAAACGTGGCCCAGCTTCAGGGCGCGAATGACTTCCGCGTCGTGCGCGTCACGGATGGATCCGACGTTGCCGCGACCGGCACGATCAGCGGCGTTGTTCTGACTGCGGCTCATACCGGGTCGGAAGGCAACTCGATCACGGCCGCGATCACGGCATCAGGCAGCAAATTCATCCTCGCCGTCAATCATCCGCGGCTTGGTGCCTGGTCGTATCAGGGAACAACGTGGTTCGACATGGCCTCCGCGATCTCTGCGGACGCCACGTCCATCGTGACGATCCCGGCGCTGAGTGGTAGCGATACCCTTGCGGCCGGTTCAGTCACGCTTTCAGGCGGCAAGGATGGGGGCACGCCGGGCACGGCTCAGTTCATCGGATCGGATGCCGCGCCGCGCACCGGGATGTACGTCCTGCGGATGCAGGGATGCGCGATCGGTCTCCTGCACGGTCTGACTGACTCCACGAGTTGGACGGAGCAAGCGCAGTTCGGCCTGCAGGAAGGCGTCTACATGATCGCGGCCGGTCCGTCCGGCGATACCATCGCGAACGCTGTATCGGCCAAGACGTCTGCGGGCCTCGACAGCTACGGCGTATCGGTCATGTTCGGCGACTGGATCTATTACACAGATGACACGCTGGGAACGACGCTCACGTCGCCGCAGGCATGGAAGGCCGGCCGCCTGGCTTCGCTTTCGCCCCAGCTTCCGGCACTGAACAAGCAGCTTTACGGCATCACAGGCAGTCAGAAGGCCGGACTTGCTTCGACCAGCAGCAAGACCTATTCGACCGCCGAACTGACGGCCCTTTTCGAAGCCGACATCGATGTGATCTGTAACCCGGCGCCGGGCGGTTCCTATTGGGCAGTCCGGGCGGGCATCAACTCGTATGACTCGGAGACCAATGGCGGCGACGAATATACGCGCATCACCAACTACCTTGCGAACTCGTTTGCAGGGACCATGGGTGAGTATGTCGGCGAAGCCATCAACGATAGCCTGTTTCAGGACGTCCGGGCTTCAATCCTGGATTTCCTGTCGGACTGCGCGGGTCAGGGCATCCTCGACGGGAGCACGACGACGCTTCCGTATGGCGTGGTCTGTGACTCCACCAACAACCCGCTGTCCAGGACCTCGAAGGGATACGTTCAGGCGGACGTGCAGGTCCAGTATCAGGGCATTGTCCGGTACTTCATCGTCAACCTCCAGGGCGGTGCAGGCGTGACCGTCACTGTCAACAACGGATAAGGCAGAGCCATGACCGCACCCTTCAGCATCGGCCGGAACACCCGCGTGGTGTTCCGCTGGAATGGCTCGACCGTCGAACTGCCGGACGTGGTATCCTTCACATCCCAGCAGGGAACCGTCGCCCTCCGTTCCGTTCCTCTCAACAGCCAGCCGACGACTTACGAAGTCCCGAACGGCTGGTCTGGCACTGTCCAGTGTCAGCGCACGAACTCCAACCTGGATGACCTGATCGCCAGCACGGAGGCTGCATTCTGGTCTGCCGGAACGATCACGAACGGCACGCTTTACCAGTACATCACCGAGCCGGACGGCAGCACGACGACGTGGCAGTACACGAACGTCTCCATCGTGCTCAATGCCGCAGGCTCATGGGCCAATGACGGCATGGTCATGCAGTCCTTCAACTTCAATGCTTCCCAGAAGGTCAAAGTCTGATGCCCATCCCCACCGAAATCACGCTCGAAGATGGCCGAAAGTTCACCCTGAAAGAGGTGGACCCCGGCGATATGCTGGATCTGATCGAGGCGGCCGGGTCAGCGATGTCCGGCGGTTCGGCCGGGGCATGGCTCGGCTATGCACAACAGATCGCAACCGTGTCCGAAATCGACGATGTTCCGGTCCCGTTCCCCAAGACGAAGGAGGAGGTCAAAGCCCTGGCCCGACGCCTTGGAAACTCCGGTGTCGTGGCGCTTCAGAAGATCTTTATGGCGGATCAAGAAACGGTGTCGGGGGTCGAAGCAGCAAAAAACTGAGCCGGTCCCCGCTCTTCCGTGAGCTTCTGTTTCTGGCTGATCATGGGATTCCATGGTCAGTCATAACGAAATGGAGTGCAACGCGCCGGATGGCTGCCTGTGTGGCCATAGCGGAAGAGCGCGGGGCCAGGTTTGACTGGGACGCCATGCGGTATGTCCAGCAGGGGGAATAATGCGCGAATTTAAGGACATTGCCTCATTTGCACGGTTCATCGAAGATCGCGTGCTTCCTGCCGTTCCGCGCGCTGTTCACCGAGGCGTAGAGGACGGTGCAATCCGGATCCGGAAGGCAACGCAAGCCCAGCTTGGCCAGTATCTTGACGGTCCGGAATCTGGACTGCCGACCGCCCCGCTCGCTGACAGCACGATCAATGAACGCGTTCGCCTTGGCTTCACGCCGGACGACCCTGGCTTGCGAACCGGCGACATGCGAGATTCATACGGCGAGCGCGTCTCTGGCGCCGGAACGAAGGTCACCGCTTATATCGGCTCAGATGACATCAAAGCCGTGGTCTTTGAGGTCGGGCGGCTTGAGGCGGGGAATTATCAGCCTCCTCGCCCCGAGTTGGCCGTCGCGGCGGCACGAAACGAAGACAAGGCGGCAAACGGCGTTGCACGGGTTCTGGTCCGCACCCTGTCAGGACGCCCCCTACCGAACATCCCAGACGACGAAGACGTAACGCCATGAGGCGGAATAGCTACGACGAAGCCTACTCGGACTCCCTGTCCTAAATCATTCGTGATCAACGTCTAGAAATGCCCGGACGTGCTTAAGATCACGTTCACCCGGCTAGCCAATTCTCGCGCCTGCCGCGTAAAGCCTAATGGGCAGATCACTACAGCTTTGTGCGCCTCGTAATAGACGCACGCTGTGTGAACTTCCTGTACGGCGCGGCTGCCAGCCGGTGAGGCGAGATTTTTGCACTGAACAGCGATTTTCATACCATTCCGCGTAGCGAATATATCACATCCTCTGTCGCCGCTTTTACCTTTTAGGCGCACATCCCATCCATGCGCTTTGAGTGCTCTGGCACATTCACGCTCAAAGGCTGCCCCTTTTTGAACTGCCGTCTGGGGCTTCGGCGAATAGGCTGGAGGTGCATAGAGAGGCTTTGGTCTGGGCGTGTCAAAATATGCTGAGTGATGTTCTGGCGTTTCCCCCAAAAAACGAGACAGTTTAATTGGTGGCGACGGACTGGCAGGAACGGCCCTGCACTTGAAAAGAGCCCATCCATAACGGATCATCCATGAAATCCAGATCGCCGCATGGTAGGTCACCCACATGAGGGCGACTGCGCCGAATGCGGCGATGGCCAGAAGGGCTATGAGTCCGCCGCCGATAAGGTGTGCTTCGGCTGTGCTTATTTGGCGGGCTCGGTAGGCTCGGCGTCTAGTCAATGCATGTCTCAGGAGGAGGCATGGGGAGTTTATAGCCTGTGCAGCCTATAGCTTTCCAGGCCGCACTGAGATTTACATTAGTGACTGTCAAAGATTCCCATCTTTACGGCAACGTCGTTCATGTCCAGTCCTATAGGATCATCCGGCCGTTGGGCGCACTCTTGCTGAAAATCCGATATGATTTCCCAATAGCGCTCTTCGGCAATTTTCTTGGGAAACCGGCCATCATCCTCCATCAAATGGAGATAGAATTGGTGATTGCGCTGAACCTGAAGCGCCGTAGCCGGTTGGTGATCGCGAAAGAATCTTGCCAACTCTCGGCAGGTGGCATCCCCGCCAAATTTAGCGGAGAGCGCATCTTGGTCGGTGGGCGTGGCTCCTGCTGTTTCAGCCAGAGCCAACAGAACCAGCGCCCAAACAGCCTTCTTCATCCACCCCTCCACTCATACTCCGTAACATGCCGGAGTTTGAGGCGGAGGGGAATACCCTCGCTGGCGGGGCGGAGTCGGGTCAATGGACGGGGTAGAGGGTCATTCCGAAACTGGGTCTAAGCCAGCTTCTGCCAATGTATGGTTCATCATTCTGGCAACGTAGAAGCGATCGCTACTTTTGTGGTCTCTCCACCATTCGATGAAGCGCGGCATCATGGGCCACAATACATCAATATTGTCGCGCTTCAGAACTCGCAGGCTATCATCGATACTGAAGAAGCGCCAATGCTGACGTATAAAATCCAGCATCTCTTCTTCTTCGAATGTTGGATGGGTGTTTTCATCGCTTGCTAGTTTTATCGCTCTGATGCCATCGCTTACGTCCCAGTAAGTGCGCCAATTTGGTGCATCATAGTCATTTCCCCCGTTGTCGACTTTAGTGCGATCAGCAGCGTCAGTTACGGCCCGTTCAATGACTTTCGTAATCGTCTGACCATTCAGGCGCGCGACGAACTCCAGCGCAAAGCGCATCTTAGGATCAAGGCGGATCGTTAGGCTTTCCGACTTTCCCGCCTTCTTCTGAGCTCGCTGGATGGCCACGCTATATCCTCGAATCTGCAATTTCGATGATAATTAAACGCACAGCATTTTACATGCAAATCATGCTTGACGGAGCGTAATGCCGCATTGCATAAACGCAATGCACAATCAGTGCATATACAACTTCCGGAGTGCGCATGCCTCGACAAGTCCCAAAATACCCACGCAAAAGGCCTCCGGGCTCGTTCAAGCGACTTATCGTTGAAATGCCTAATGATGAAATCGACTTGGTTGATCATTGGGGAATAGCCGTAGGGATGCCGTCCAGGGCAGCAGCGTTTCGACGTCTCGTCAGGATAGGCTTGGGAAAAGAAAAGGCATCAGGGGCCAGTTTGCAGACCACCCCCGATGCCTCAACCACCACCGACTAAGGAGTATGGCCATGAGCCACGATAGCACACCTGCGTCTGAAGGCGCAAAAACTACCGTCATTGATCCTCACAAAGCCGGTGAATGGATTGCGGACCATGTTCTCGCTCATGAGAACGGGAATATGGAAATTTTGGGTCACATGGCCATCGGTGCAGGGCTCATCATTGCGTTGTCTCGTGTAGGTGGGCCTGAGATCGAATCTACAGCCGACATTGCGCGCCGCGTGGCCGACGGAGCGGGTTCGCGAATGGTTGAGGCACTTACCCGCCTGAAATCGGCAGGAGGTGCAGCATGACCCAAGTTGTAATCAATGGTCAGGCCGTGACCGTCGTTGAATATGATGGACAGCGTGTGGTCACCCTCGGAATGGTCGATGCTCTGCATCAACGTCCCGAAGGTACGGCGAGAAAGCGTTACAATGATAACAAGCGCCATTTTGTCGAGGGCGAAGATTACTTCGTCCGAAATTCGGACGAAGCCCGCGAACTGGGATTTACGGCCCCGAATGGCCTCACTCTTCTCACCGAGAGTGGCTACGCCATGCTGGCCAAGTCCTTTACGGACGATCTTGCATGGCAGGTGCAGCGCCAGTTGGTCCGGAGCTACTTTGGCAACAAATCAACGGGGACCCATCTAGCAACATCCGTCATCGACCACTCCATGTTGCTCCGCAAAGCAATCGCCCTTCAAGGTTCAATGCTCGCCTATAACAAGCGACAAGGGATGGAGGTCACACAAGCTCGCATCAAGGCAGACGCTCAAGTCTTGGAGAAGATGGGGGTTGATCTTCGGAAAGAATGCGGCTGGCAGTCCCAGCCGCTTGCTGTTCAGGAGAAAGTACTGACGGCGACAGATATTGCCAAGGCTCTCAGCTTACCGGGAAACAAGCCGGGGGAAGCAGGAAACAATCTGTTGGATGCAGCGGGCCTCTACTCTTGGACGCGCGATACGAGGGGGAGAAAAGTCTGGACCCCGACTGAGCATGGTCGCAAGTTTGGTAGATATGAGGACAAGCCTCGCGCTCATGCTTTGGGAACGGTTCAGCCTTGGGGTTGGTATCCCTCCGTCCTCGACGTTCTCCGCCTCCACCTCGCAACCGCAACGGAGGCGCCCCCTTTCGCCAAGAAGCCGGAGCCGGTGTCATGAAGCCCGGATCATTTGCAGATCAGTTCGATCAGTTGACGCGGGAATGGGCTGAAGCTGACCGTGCACGAATACTCGATAAATGCGCAGATGCTTTCGAGCGCCGGAATGAGCGCGTAGGAGCGAAACTCTGCGCCTGACTACGGAGCCGCCCTTCGGGGCGGCTCAACCCTTGTCTTTCTGGCCGGCCCATCCGTCAATAACGCGGTACAACAGGATGGAGATCTCTTTTACCCCTAGCCTATTTGCCATCACGACCAGAAGCACCACCTCAAAAGCACAGATGACGAGTGGCTCAGGCCAAAGAGTGAGCTTCTCAAAAAAGATCAGATCTAGAAGGATGGTAGTCCCAATAGTCCAGCAAAAACGCTCTGAACAGAGCTTTGACTTATAGTAAGTCAAATCGCTTTCCATCCGGCTAAACGCTTCGTCTGATTTCTCATCGGTTGTGTCACTTGTATCCGACGAGAACAGATCGGAAAGATCATCCTTCTTTTGCTCGCCTTCTTCGGAACTCATCCGCTTCGGCCTCCTTAGGGATGGAGAGGTGCATGTATCCAGGCTTGTAGTATTTGGCCCATGCGCCTTCTGGCGAATGCGTCATATTAACCAGTTGTCCTGGTGTAAATTTCGACACAAACGCGGCGACTTCCCTCACGACGTTGAGGGCCACATCATCAAGGCCACCAACGTCAGGAAATATGATGTCTTCTACCGGGCTATTTCCGAAAATTCTGGCTCGCCCATAGACGCTAGGCAGCACAGGCCCATAGTCCCACGCCTCAAATTTTTCAGAGGTAATAGGAGCGCCGTGCCGACCCATGTGGACCATATCGGCGATATAGATGCTCTTTTGTAGAGCGAGATTGGAGATGCTCCAATCCCTTGCTTCACACATGGCTCGCGCCAATGCAAAGGATTGGGAATGCGAGAATGAATTCACGATACCCTCCTCTACGTGCCGGGCGCACCAGAACAGTGCACCGCGCCTTCCTTATGGGGCCCATGCGCTATCAACGCAACAAGCCTTTGCAGATATGCGGTGCAGCCAAACGATCAATTGATTTCGAGGCTCCTGTAGCTGCCGCTCCTCACCGGGCGGCTTTTTTATTGCCTGAAAGGATCGCCTGTGAGCGAAACCATTGAAGCCTACAAGATCGGCGTTTCGTTTGTCGCGGATGCTACCCGGATCAATGGCCCAATCGGCGAAATGCTCCGGAATATGGATAAAATCGCCCAGGCGCAGAAGTCCGTGAACATGGGCTTCACCGAAATGGTGTCGAGCCTTGGGGGCGCCCGGCGCCTTGCGGCGGGAATTGCGAATGACCTTGAGCGTGCGGCGCGTGCGGCGCGTGATATGGCATCGGCGTCTGGGCGTTTCCGTGGCGGGTTTGGGGGTGGTGCAGGTGCCGGGAATGGAGGCGGGGACGGCGCGGGTGGCAGCCCGCGTCCGCGAAGCTCAGGGACGGCCGGACTTCCTATGCTCCTCCCGTCACCGGGTGGCGGTTCGGGTGGAGGGGGAATTATTATCCCGCCGGGCGGAGACGCTGATGTGCCGTTTGATCCCATCCCCGTCGGTCCTATCCGTCTTGGCACCGGCGCCCGGATCAGCGCGGGAATAGGAGCTGCTGTCCGATCTGTCGGCCCCTATGCGGCGATGGGGGGTGCCTACTTCGGCGCCCGCGGCGTCCATTCAGCCTTTCAGCAAGGCGAGAACGTCGGCGACACGTCCGCCATGATGGCGAGCGCATACGGCCCGAATGGACGCCTCTGGTCTGACGCCCAGATCCGGCAGGCTCAGGACTTGGCATTGAACGCCGTTCGCACCGTTCCGGGCGCAAGCTATGCCGGGACGCTTGAAATGGCGGCCAGAACATCCGGAATTACGGCCGACGCCGGCGAAGCGCTGGCACTTACGCCTACCATGGCGCGGGCGGGACAGATTTTCGCTATGCGCGGGGCAGGCCCGAACGCGATCCAGCAGATCGAGGCGGCCATTCAGGCGGGCGAGATTTCGGGCTTGAACGGCCCGAATGGCCAACTTGATATCGCGAAACTGCAGACTTTCATTGAACGCCTGTCCCAAACTGCCTTTGCGATGCAGGGTACGTTTGACCTTCAGAAGTATCTGACCGGACTGCGCCAGTATGGCGTCGGTGCCAGTGGCTCAGATATGAACTTTCTGACGGCCCGTCTGCCATCCATCATGCGTGTGATGCAGGAAAGCCGGGCTGGCACCGCTCTGTCCTCGCTCGATCAGCTTATGCTTTCCCCGGCGCCGAACACGCGGAACGCCCGGTATGCCGTCGAACAGCGCCGGATCGGCTTGCGAGATGCGCGCGGGGGCGTTGTTAACCGGGACGAACTGATCCGAGACCCGGCTCAATGGTATGCGGACACCTTGGTCCCGGCGCTGTCTTCGCACGGATACACCGAGCGCGGCGCCATCATTGAAGAATTGAGCAACATTTTCTCGCGCAGCACTGTTCAGCGTCTGGGAGCCTCCCTCTCCGCAGATACGGCGCTTTATAGCCGGGAATATCAGAGGAACTTGGCGCAGCAGGGACAGGGAAATGCGCCTCTGATGGCTTACCTGCAGAATGCGCCGGGCGCTCAGTTTTCGGCATTTACAGAAAGCTGGCGCGCTTTTGAGGCTGTAACGTCAACCGCCATGATGACGCCTGTCGTCAAGGCTGTAGGGATGATTACATCGTCTCTGACGGACGTAACGGCCTATGTGAAGGCGCATCCAGACGACGTACGCCAATTCGGCGATGACGTGCGCATCCTCACAGGAATCATGACGGGCCTTGCCAAGGGGATTGGGGCCGTATTCAGCTACATACCCGCTCCGTTGCGCCATATGCTTGAAGGCGGCTTGGCCGGTGCTGGTGTCGGCGCGGTGGCGGGTAGTGTGCTGCCTGGCGCGGGTACGGCGGCCGGTGCAGCTGGGGGGTTCTTGCTCGGGTCGGCCGGTGGCGCGATCAGCGATTATCGGAGTTCAGAACGCGACTTCGAGAATCATGTTCATGTCTATCTGGACGGCAAGGAAATCGCCCATCATGTCAGCGCGCAGAATGCCCGGCAGGCCACGCAGAACCGACGGGCACAATCCAGCGGTGCCGATGGCCTTTCGACGCCACAGCTACCGGGCGCGGCGTGGGCTCACTGAGCTACAGCCATTGATCTACGCCGCCATGGTGCGAACATGTTCCGCGATGATGGGTGCTGAAACTATAGCTCCCGTCTCCGCATTTGGCGGACGCTCCGCATGGAACCTGATTGCCTACCGTGTGAGATGGCGAGTGGATCCGCTTTCCATCAACATTCGTGTAGGAGCCGCCATCAAGCAGTGCGACCGGCTGGTGCCTTGAAGCTACAGGCTTTGGCTGTGGCGGCTGAAACGCAAGCGCCGTCGAACTGACTGCATAAAATAAAGTCGAAATAATACCTGCGTATAACGTCTTTTTAACGCGATATCCAAAAATGCGCATATTGCCCTCTCTGGAATAAAGAGGCGCACTTTGTCTGGATTCGAGTCAATCGAACGCTTGGGTCAATCTGGCCAACCTTTCACCGTAATGCGCTTCGACTTCTCTTTGGCGTTTACCCCTGGGAATGGATCAATTCCCACCACGCGCACCAGCGCGTCGAACGGAACCTGACCACAGGACGGTATGGCTTGGTTTTTGCACACAACAACTGCGATGGCATCTTCTGCTGGGTCATAAATCGCCTTCCAGATCGAGGACGGGATGCGGACATGATTGCTGCCGATCGTACCTAGGTCCTCTTTGAATGCAGGGCCGGTCACGACGTAAAGTTCTCCGTCCTGCGTCGCGAGATTGCGCACGGCGCGCTCGATCTTGTCCCAAGGCCCCGAGTTCATGCGGGCGTTTTGCGGGACGATATTCGAGAGTGCGAACGTCTGGATGCGTGAAGCGCGGTCTGGCGTATCGCCGCTCGGCGTCAGGTGTCCGCGCGACCAACCGGAGCGCCGATAGTCGTCCAGCTCTGCGCGTTGCCCAACCGGCAGGCGCGTATCTGGGTAGAATGGAGCCCTGCCCGCCATCGCCTGCGCCTGTTCAACCCCCTCCTCCGTCAGATGCTCGGCTGACCAAAGTGGCTCGCGGTCGTTCAGTGATTGCTGCGCGGCGTAAAATTGGCTGCACAGTACCGGTCCAGCATTTGATTGCGCGGGGAGTTGGCCGCCTGGACTGAAGCCGGGGCAGTTTGCTGCGATGGCTGGAGATGTGCATGCGAGTAAAACGGCAATCAGAAAGCGCATGCGATGACGGTAGCACGCCGGTGTGGTCTCCCAGAAATGCCTTGTACCTGGTCCCAGGAGCCATTAAGGTAAGAACACCATGAAGAATTGCGCCTAGCGCGCATCATCTCAGGCTCTCCAAAATGTCCCTGACTTCCATAGAAGCCGCCATTGGCGCGGTCGGACGTTTGTCGTCTGCGGCGCCGGTGGTGATCGGCTCTGTGATACTGACGGGCGCGGAGGTCCCTGACTCTCTTCGGGTCGGCGGTCAACAGCGCCTTGTCATTCATCGGCTTCTGGGCGGGAGCCGCGTGGTTGATGCCACGGGTAACGATCCAGCGCGGCTGACGTTATCCGGGCGATTTCTCGGCGTAAATGCTCTCTCCCGAGCGCGAGCCCTTGAGGCTCTGCGGGTGGCGGGCAAGGCGATTACGTTTTCCGGTGCCGGGCTCAGTGCTCAAGTCAAAATTGCGGAATACTGGTATGACTACACGCTGAAAGGCGCGGTCATCCCCTATTCCATCCAGCTTGAACGCTCGTCCCTCACGACGGCGACCAGCACTTCGACGTCTGCGCTTTCGTCGCTGATCGGTTCTGATGCGGCGGACGCCCTGACATCCGTGTCGGATACGGTTTCGAGCGTGACGAGCACAATCGATAATTTCGCGGGTGAGATCGGGACTGTCGTCGGGCAGATCACCCCGCTTGCCACGCTGGTCGGGGCTGGCGGGGGGCTGGCGGACGTCAATGACGCCCTGTCTGGCGTGAGCGGCATCACGAGCGCGGTGACGAACCTTGCCGCTGCTCCATCTTCTGTCGCGTCCTTGGCTTCGTCCTTTTCGTCGGCCGCCACCACTCTGAGTACGGTGGCATTTCAGGCGGGCGCAAACCTGTCAGCAATCACCTTTGACGGTGCAGGCTCACTGACGACGCTGGCCCAAAACGCCAGCATTGCGTCAACGTCCGTGGATGGGCTGGCCTCTGTCACCAGAGCGGCCACGAACACGCAGATCGCGGCGGGAACTCTGTCATGAGCACTGTGACGGTAACGGCGGCGGACCGGACGCTTTATCATGTGGCCGCAGTGCAGTTGGCTGATGCCACCCAATGGTGGCGGATTGCGCAACTGAACGGTATGTCCGACCCGGATCTGTCTGGCATTTCTACGCCTGTCACGCTGCAAATGCCTGCGCAGGACAGCAGTTTGACTGACGGGTACCCGCCGCAGGACTAACGCATGAGCGACACAACCATCGTTATCGGCCATTCCAGCCAGCGGAAACCTTTCAGGACGCCTGTCTGTCGCGTTCTGGTCAATGGCGTGGAGCCGACCGGATATTACCCGACGTCGGTGACGATCCAGCGGACGCGCTATGCCAGATGCGACACCGTTGATCTGAGTTTTTCCATTGACCGTGGAGCCATTTCCACAAACGGGTACTGGTTCGACCTTGCGGACCCGGCATCGGGCCAGACATTGGCGGATATCCCGATCATTGTGGAAATGCGGGATCAGGAAACGGCTGGCTCACAGTGGACCCGCATGTTTACGGGGTTCGTGGATCATGTTTCCTTTGACCCCGGCGCGTCCACCTTGCAGATCACTGGACGCGACTACCTCGCAAAGCTCATGGATCTTCGGGTCATGGATGCATGGCTGAACAAGACGGGACCGGAACTGGTCACGGCCGCCATCACGGCGGCAGGTCTGACGCCGAGCGTTACCCTCCCGGGCGGCTATGAGGGGCAGTACTGGCAGATTGAGCACAAGCGCCAGTCATCCGCCGCACAGCACCGCTTTCAGACAGCCTTTGATCTGGCGCGGTATGTCGCCAACGGTTCAAACTGCGACCTGTACGCCGACGGCCAGACGATCGTGTGCGCGCCTTACACGAAGGCCAGTGACAGCAGCGCGGTCATCCACCCTCTACCCTATCACGACGCAAAGGACGGATCGCCCATCAAGGTGAACGTCCTGTCCATGATGATGGAACGGGATTATCAGATCGCCAAGGGTGTCGAGGTGCATTGCATCTCCTGGGACAGCAAGCAGCGGATCAAAGCCGAGGTCTATTTCTCGGCTACGGGCGTCAGCAAGACGAAATCCCTTGATAACGGGATGCTCCACTCTTTCCGCTTCCCCGGGCTCAAGCAGGACATGCTGCTTGCCAAAGCCCAGATGCTCTACAAGCAGATCGTGGCTCACGAACGAACCGTGTCCCTCTCCATTCCGGGACTTCTTAGTCTGTCCCCGCGTCAGTTCTTTCGGATTGGCGGAACCGGAACGACCTGGGACGGGACGATCGATGTGGATGCGGTGACAACCAACTTCACGCCAGGCGGAAGTTTCACGCAGTCCGTAACGCTTCGGAACCGCAGCACGGCGGACAATGAGGACGGCGAGTATGACTGACGGAGCAACGCGCGGGGTCATCGCCGGGTCTCTGAACCGGATCCCCCAGCCTGTTCTCGGTCTGGTCTCGGCGGTTGATCCCGTGACGCACTCCTGCAAGGTCCTGATCCAACCCGACGAGACGGAAACCGGCTGGCTGCCGTTCATGTCCCTGGCTGTCGGTGACTTGCGGATCAGTGCGCCGCCCCATGTCGGCCAGCAGGTGCAAGTCCTCCCGCAGGAGGGGGATGCGGAACACAACGTCGTCACGGGCAGTCTGTTTGACGATATCGTTGGGGCTCCCGTCTCTCCCGCCACTGGCGAAGTGGCGCAGCCGGGCGAGATGCTGATCCAGACGGGATGCGGCGCACCGCCGCAGGATACGACAGTGCGAACAGCGGGCGCAGCGACCTCTGGGGCGCCTTACTGGCACATCACGCCCGCCGTGCTCTATTTCGGCGCCGGGACGGTATCCGGATCGGTGCGGAACGGGTCATTTGTCGTCAAGGTGGGATCATGCGTCATGACCCTCAGTGCCTCGGGGCTCGCCATAACGGGCGGTACGATCACCACTGACGGAAATGTCGTGGCTCAGGGCGATGTCAAGACGTCCGAACACAGCCTGAAAAGCCACGTCCATACAAACGGCAATGACGGCGCGGACACGGGAGGGCCTGTCGGTTGAGCGCACTGTCACACACAATCGGCGGCGATCTGGTTCTGACGACCGGCGCGGCGCTCGCAACCGTTTCCGATGCTGAAGAGACGCGACAGAAAATCCTCCGTCGTCTCTGCACCAATCCCGGTGGCTATCTCTGGCACCTCGATTATGGCGCCGGACTACCTGCGATGGTCGGTAAGGCCATGGATGCCGGCACGATCCAGAGTGTGGTTCAGCAGCAGATGGCAACCGAGAGCGGCGTTGATCAGACGCAGCCCGTGACTGTCACTGTGACGAGTACGCCTTCAGGGCTGTTCCGGTGCGATGTCTCATACACCGACAGCCAAACCCAAACCATTCAAGCCCTGACTTATCAGGCAAGCTAGGGTGTCAGTCGTGGCTCTTTCCCTTCGCTCTTTTGCGCAGATCACTTCAGGCGCGGTCACAGCAGCGCAGGCGGCAAGCACCACACTTCTGGACCTTTCAACCGGCACGGCCGGTCTGGCAATTCTTGAATCTGTCTCTGGCGTCGGCCTTTGGCTCCAGTACGTTGCGCTTCAGATCCTCACGCGCAATCGCCTCTCGACGTCCCAGGGGACGGATGTTGACAGCTTCATCGCTGACTTCGGTTTTTCCCGCAGCGCAGGGAATGCGGCCACCGGGACCGTGACGTTCACTTCTTTCACGCCCTCTCTGACCTCCGCCACGATTGTTCCGGGCGTAACGGTGCGAACGGTCGCCGGGATAACCTATGACGTCACGGAAGATAGCGCCAACACCGCATGGGACGCGACTGCGGGGGGTTATGTCCGGCAGGCTGGCGTGTCTTCCATCACTGTTCCAGTGACGTGTGAGACGTCCGGGACAGCGGGGAACGTCGGGATTGGTGCAATCTGCCTGCTCGGGACCGCGATATCCGGCATCGACACGGTAACGAACGCCGCCGCTCTGACGAACGGGTCTGATGCACAGACTGACGCGGAGGTGCGGGCTGATTTTCCGAGCTGGATTGCGTCACTCGGACGCGGGACGCTCGCCGCTATCATCGCCGCTGTGGAGCGGATCGGAACTGACATCCAGTGCGACGGCATCGAGAATTATGATTCAGCGGGCGACTGGGATCCGGGCAATATCACCATCTATGTCGATGATGGTTCTGGCGATGTGTCAGACACCATTCTGACGGAAGCCTACACGATCGCAGATCAATATCGGGCCTCGCCCGTATCCATTCAGGTCGTGCGTCCGACGGTTGTTCGGCCTGCAGTTGCCATGGTGCTGACGCTCACGTCTGGCGCGTCGGCATCGACGGTTGAGGGCGCGGTAACGGCTGACATCTCGTCTTACTTCAACGGTCTGGCGATCGGAGATGGCGCGGTTTACACGCAGATCATTCAGATCATCTACGCGGCATCCACGTCGATTTCCAGCGTTTCCGGCGTCACCCTGAATGGCGGAACGTCTGACATTACTGGCGTGGCGGGGGTGGCCATCCGCGCAGGCGCGGTGACATATGGTTGATGCCCCTCAGACATTCACCACATCCCAATTCGCCAATCGCCTCCGCACCCTTCTTCCTGATGGATGGTTCCCTTCCCCGCCCGCTTCTGGGGAGACTGAACAGGCTCCCGTCCTGAACGCCATGCTTCAGGGATGCGGGGCTGTCTTCCAGTTCGCATGGTCTCTTCTTCAATACGTTTACCCACAGCAGCGTCTCGCCACCGCGACGGGCGCGATGCTGGAAATTTATGCGCAGGACTTCTTTGGATCGGAACTTCCGCGTGATACGGGCGAGACTGACGACGCGTACCGCGCGAGAATTGAAGCCGCCCTCGTCCCGTTAAGGTTCACGCGCCCGGCCATTGAGGCCGCAATCGCGGATAGCTGGGACGATAGCTGGGCACTTGTCGAGCCGCGAAACGCGAACGACACGAAAGGCATCGCTACAGCCGCCAGTCCTGCTATCGGGGGTGGCTTCGGGTACGGAACAAATCTGGAAGCTGGCTATACGGCAGAAATCGGCGATCCAACGCTGCGGTATGGCAGTCTTCTTGCCCCCTTTCAGGGGTTCATCCTTCTGAAAGGGGCGCCGACAAATGCCCCGCCGGACACGGTTTGCGCCGAAATCGAAAAGACAAGAGCCGGAGGCGTTGTTTTCTGGATATCAGGCGGAATGAATGGCCTCCCCGTCGGGGATTTCGGGCAAGATATTTTGTAAGGAGCTGATATGGACAGAAAGATCATTTATCCGGCCCAGATCCCTCTGGTCGAAGACCAGTTGCAGGCGGCCCGTTTCACGCAGATCGGTATCGGGCGGATCTCCGGAGCGCTCTACGGAGAGGGCGGTACGGGAGCAAGCGGATTTGCCTGCACGCCGGTTTCGGGAATGATCGTTTCTGTCGCTCCGGGCCAGATCGTAAGCCCCGGGGTGGTGGACACCACATCTTATGGCGTTCTCGCCGCGGACAGCAGTCCTCTTCCGATTCAATACATCCTGCCGGATGCCACACAACTGATCGTTCCCTCGACAGCGGGAACGTATATCATTTATGCCACACCGAGCGTTACGGACACGACCCCGGCAGTACTTCCGTTCTACAATTCGGCGACACCAACGCAGGTCTATGCCGGGCCGAACAATGACGGGTCTTCGACAGATACGATCCGTTCATCCCAGATCACACTAGGGATAGCGGCAACCGTGCCTTCCGGCTCTGTGCCTCTATGGTCTGTCACGGTGGCATCTGGCGTGACGGCCATCACCGTAGGCATGATTTCTGTGGCGTCGGGAGCGCCTTTCTATCCTTCCTTGGCCGCTACCGCTCCGCGAACCGTAGCTCCCTTTAATGCCGCCCTTGCTGCGGTAATGGGTGGCTACCCGCTGAATGCGATCGTGGCTGATCCATCCACGGCGGGGAAATATTGGCGATCCACGGCAGATGCCAATATGACGACACCCGGATCAGACGGGGCGGCGTGGGTAGATTTCTTCTCCGGGTATGCAACACAAGAACAGGTCGATACATATTACCTGAGAAAAGACAAGGCCCCTACATCGGGAACATTCTCAAATGGATACTGGACTAAAACAGGGAATATCCTGATCCAGTCATTCGTGATCCCGTCCGCGTATGATGGATTGTTTGCGGCGTTCCCTATCGCTTATGCGTCCGGGACGAAGCCGGTTGTCGTCGGCATTAGCGGTTCTACCCCAGATGAGTGGACCTCATGGCTGACAGCGGGCGTTTATCCGAATGGGGAAAGTTCAGTATCAAACACAGGATTTACGCTAGCTATGCCTAAACAGAGAGCGAGTTCTGCTGGTCTGGTTACTCAGGATAACCCGACATCAGCGCGTGTCTACATCATGGGGACTGTATAAATGGCTGGAACATCAGACCACGTTAATAATAATCCGGAATGGGTGGCGCTCTACCCGGCTCGGTATTACGTCTCGTATGACCACTCAGATACAGAACCGGCGCTCCCCACAGGCTGGTATGACATGGCACTGTATCAGTCTCTCGATGGCTTTCCTATGGCATCTGATATGGTGGGGCTGACTGCGGATCAGTGGGATGGCCCTCGGTTCGGGGTCGGTATAGCCAACGGGCATATTGTTCCATATACACCACCCATGCCTGTTATTTCATTAAAGGAACAGGCATCACATGCGCTTTCATTAGCCCGCTCCTATATCTATTCGAATTACGGCATTCTGAATGAGCCGACCCCTGATTCATGGGTGACGTATCTCAAGGCGCTGATGGCTATTCAGAATGGCACAGATACAACCAGCACATCTCTCCCCGCTGGGCCAAAATCATGAGTGACACGACGCCGACAGTCTACGCGATTTATTATTCGGTCCAGACCGGTTCTCACGCGCCTGGATATGTCTGGAATAACGTCCTGTGGAACGGAGATGGGAGCCTTTCTCTTCCGGAGGGAAGCGCATCGGTCGCTGATCCTGATCGGAAATACCCGATCGGGAGCGCCTACACGGCGCCCACGGCATGACCTGGGCACCCTGCCGGCGCATCGTGCGTGCGGACGTGCCACCCGCATTCCGGGTTCGCGGGATCAACGCGCCGCTCCTGCTCTGCTGGCCCAATGCGGCCCTGAACAGCGCGGCTGATTACAGCCTCGACTTTGCAGGCATGCTCTGCTGTGGCGATCGCATTGTCGAGGCCGTCTTCGAGGCGTCTGGCAATCAGATCGCCTGGTCCTCGATCTTCGGGACATTCGCCACGGCCTGGATCGTCTGGCTCACTTCCGGGCCACAGACTGTAACCGTGACGGCACGGACGTCAGATGGCCAGGTCTTCACCGTGTCTGTGAGCGTCACTGTGCAGAGCACGGCTTCGCTGATTGCGCCAGACCTGCCGCTTCTCCCCCCGAATGCCATCACGCTTGGCGGCGTCATCTTCCCGGATGCGTCTGGCGCTCCCTTGGTCACTGGATAGACAATGACGACCACGATTACAGATCCATCGCTTCAGGTCTTCTCGGCCGGCGCAACCGATCAGCTTCTGATGTGGCGGACAGATGCCAACCTGCCTCTCGGCGGACGGACAGTCACCATCGCCGTGTCGGACTTCTTCCTGTCCATGGCCTCATCCTGGATGACCATGTGGTTCGCGGCCCTCCCAACGACGGCGCCCGAACAGGGCTGGTGGCGCAATGGGACGGAACTCGCCTATGCGGGCGATCCGACCACGGCCCCGGCTCTTCCGGGGGGCATGACGACGGAGCAGTTTGCCGCGGTCCGGAATGCCTATCTCGCCAGCCTGCCGACAACCGATCCGGGCGACGGCGTGTCAGATTGGAACAATTCCGGCGTCATCACCAAAAGCATCAAGAGCGGGACATGACCAGACACCTTCTTGCCTTTGCGGGACTGGCGGCTTCGGCCGCTTTTTTTGTGTCCGCTGCACACGCCGCTCCTGAACTCCCGGGATTTTATTGGCCTGGAGGCGCGCGTCAGGATTCGACTTTCAATGCGCCGGGAACGTCCATTAACGGTATGCGCATTGATGCCTTCGGAGCGCTGATCGACAAGATCAATTCCGATCTCGCAGAAGCCGAGATTCTGGCCCAGGCCGCAATTCCTAAAGCACAGATCGATGTGGCGAACGGCGTGGCGGGGCTGGATGCGAACGGGAATGTGACGGCCAATCTGTTGTCTGTAGCATCCACAACGCAGACAGTTTATACTGCGCCTGACGGAACATTGGTGACGCTGCCACTTTCAGTCCTAGCTGGATTGTCGGCAATGAATTTCAGCCCGACAGTTGGCGCGGAAAGCGTCGTCATGGGCGGCCTGCCTGATGCCGCAGGGACTGTAGGGCATCAGGCGCTGACCTTGGTTGGGCGTCCCTATAGCAACTATAACGCCGGCTGCACGCTCTGCGTTTTCTCAACGGCCGACAACATCCATGAAGGCGGTGGCATGGCCGGGCTTTCGGGGATGGATCCTGTTGGCGGTGCGTATTCGGTTTCGCATGGCGATATGGCGGCCGCAGGGTTCTATCAGTACGATGAATTCAGTGATGCTCGTGTTCTGGCGCAGGCGGCATCCTTCACCGCGACGACCGTAACGCTCGCCACGCCCATGACGATCGAGCAGATGGCCCAGCTTCACCCCCGGATGTATATCGCCACCAATGTGGTCAACACTGCGGTCAGCGCGACGAACGCCAACGGGACACCGCAGGAAAACACCTACTGGGGCTACATCAAGTCCTGGACGGCCAACACCATCACGGTCTACGGCTGGGGCGTTCCAAATGCAGGCTCGCTGGCAGATGGCGACGGGCAGATTCCGGATATCTCAAAACTGGATACGACCAAGGCAACCTACACCGTTCCCATGGTTTTCATCGGTATTCCTGCCAAGATCTGGAGCAAGAATACGGTTGTCCATATGGACGGCAACAAGATTTACGGGGCAAACGCCACGGCCCGCGCGAATTCCTATGTCCGCGAAGAAGAGGACTTCCTCGCGCAGAACTTCACAAAGCCGAACAGCTTCACCTATCAGGGGCCGACCGTATCCTATAACTGCTCGAACTGCGATGCGAACGCGGCCAGCCCGGACAGTTACGGTTACCTCATCAACGGCGGGGGGCTGCCGCGTGCTTAGAGCCCTTTTGGAAATTCACGGATGAGCGTTTCGGCGTAGCATGAGGCTTCCCATGGCGATGTGGATCATGGCCTCTG